ACAAAGATCCTGGCAAAACTCACCCAATATTCACCCAACGCAACAAAAAACTAGCTGTTTTCTGTCAAAAAAAACGGTTTAACTAACCGTTTACAAACAATTTTGTAAAAAACTCATAAGGAGTCTGTATCAAAAATATTATTTAAGGGAATAGATTACAAAAATTCCGTTGTATTCTCCGCAATAATATTATTATCCTTCTTCTTTCTGTCGTTCTTCTTCAGCTTCCTAACAATAATATATTGATCCTTATTATTACCCAATTGAAACCCTTTCGACATTGCATCAACAACCCTTAATAATTCAATTTCATTGTCTTTGATCGTCTGAGCTTCTACCTGGTTAAGATGATTTAATTTTAAATTATTTATCATTTTATATATATTATGTGTTGACTAATATTAGTCATATGATAATGATAGTCAAAACATAATAACAAGGAGTATATATTATGAAACTACATCATACAAAGTACAAAAAGAATTATTGGAATTATATTCTTAGTACAATTGAAACTGACAGCAATGATCAGCCATTAACAACTGATGCAGCTAAAACAAAATATTTGTTTGATCGCTTCAATAATGAATATGGCTTTGCAATTCGTCATCAAGGTAAACAAAAAGCAATGTCAGAATGGCTTTCTGGTCTTGCTTTGGATCTTCCTTATTGGCATCAAGATATAATTGATCTTGCTGTAAAAATGGGATCAATTAACCCCAACCCTAGTGATAAGTTATACGAACAAATCACACAAAACTATTGGTCATTTATGGCTAATATTATTTTATCATTTGAGCCAAAGGAGAAACAATGAAACAAATAAAAGTTTTATTATTAGTTATCAATTCTATCATGTTGGCATGGATGCTAACTGAATATAATATTTTTCAAGGTACTTTTATCAGTAATGTTTTTTTAATTGGTTTAAGTATGTGTTGGATCAAATGTTATGATTTAATCATAAACAATGAAAGCGAGTAACAATGAATAATATAATCATTAGACCATTTAACACTATAAAAAATGCTAGTAATGGTAAAATTACTGAGCATATTTTAGAAAAAAATAAAATATCTAAATTGTATAAATATCTTAATAAGAATGGTTACAAAGATAATTGGCAAGAAATACCGCCAAATACTGAGTATAATTTAGATAAAATTAAAAAATATCTTAATGATAATGGTTACATTGTGATAAAAAACCCTAGTATTAAGGAATTTTAATGGAACAAGATATAGTTAATGGAATTTCTTTGCCTGATTTTATTAAAAAATATGGTAAAGAAAATGAATATTTTTATTATGAAATTATTAATACATGTGAAGAAGATTTAAAACTTTCAAGGATTAATAATGAAACACAATGAACTAAAAAAAATAATGAGTTCGCTTAATATTAGTCAAGCGGACTTGTGTCGTATATGTTTTGATCAAGTAACTAATTCTGATCGTGTTATAGTTTCTACCTGGTTAAGCGGTAGAAAGCCGATCCCTCGTTGGGTAAAACAAATCTTAAAATATTACAAGGAGTCAAGATGAGAAAAAAAACACCTCAAACTAAATTATCTTATCATACGGACACATTTTTATTAACTTATATTGCTAGTATTCTTGGAGAGTGTACCGCAATAGCTGATAACAATGTTTCTTTTTCATACAAAGATAAACCTGATTATTGTTTATTTGTTGATAGTGTTGAAGTCTTAATTGTTGAAGAACAATTTGACGATTCAAAAATTTTATATTCAATAATTGGTTATCTTAATTATCATAATTTTAGTTACAAACTTATATAAAATATTTTAGATAGTCAGGATTAATTCCTGGCTATCAATGTATCGTTGGTTTAGTTGTAATACTTCTTTCTGATTCAAACTGTTTTACAAATTCTTTAATTTCTCCTGCACTCTCAAAACTTGTAAAATGTGCAATTAATTCAGGTTTATTTGTTATTTGATTAGTAATTAAATAAAAAGTTACAAAAGCATCATTGTTTAATAATTCTTCTTCAAACATTTTATTTACTCCATTCGATAGAAAATTTTTCACCTTTATTATTTGTTAATGATAGTTGTTGACGATCACTTCCAAAAGTCTTGGGAGAAAGTTTAGAAGCTAAAAACTGTTTATGACGTACCAATATATCTAATGCTTTAATGCTGTTGAGGTTAGCTGTTTTATTATTAGCATCAACAATCATATTTTTACATTGATCTTCAACAGCATCCAAAGTGTAATGAATACCATCTGATTTTGCTTGTTCGTATTGTTCTCTTAATTCTGGTTTTTCATTCATCCATTTTCTAAATGTATTCCAGGATAAATTTTCTTTTGCAATTGCTTTTCTTATGCTTTCACCTGTTGCAAGTGCTTCAAGAATTCGTTTTATTGCGTTCCTTGATTGGTTAAACTTAGGCGGTCTGCCTTGTGCTTTGATAACTTTATTCATAATATTTTGGAAAAAAAAGAAACTTCTTCGAGTCTAGTAATAAAATAGAGTAAAATTGTCAAAACTGTCAACAAAAAAAAATATTTTTTTTATTCGTACTTTGGAGCAATGAGTCGGTATATTTTTTCTTTTTCTTTTAGTTTAAAGTTTTGTTTTATTCTTGCAATGATCGTCATTAATAATTCACTGTATTTATTTTTTACTTTTCTACGATCTAATGCTGTTAATCTTCCAATCTTACTCCAGGATAATCGTTTACCTCTTAACCATATTATTTTGCGATCTTCATCATTATTTATTAATTGAATTAATTTTAATGCTAATTCCCAACGAGATATACTTCTTGGAGATAAGCTTATTTTTGGCTCACTATCACCATAATTTAACCAATCAATCCTATTTAAATCCATCCAAAAGGTTAATTTTTGCTTACGAGTGGCACTAGGCAATCGTTGATCCGTCAAAAAAGCATCATAATATAATTGATCTAAATCGTGTTCAGTTATCCGCATAAGTGTTTTGCATAAGAGAGAGCTTCTTGTTTAGTATTTTTATTTGAAACTTGCTCTAACCATTCATTGTAACGATGTTGTGAAAGTTTTTTACTCATCAACCGAATATATTTGTTTTCCATATTCTGATTGTAACTAAGACCGTTATTAATAACTTGCTTATAGTAAGGATTAGAATTCTTTGCGAACTTCTTAATTGTTTTACTTATATCTATATTAATAATAGGTTTAGTAGGAGGTGAAGGTCTGTTCGTAGTAATTGGCTTTGAAGTGAATGTTTGTTCGTAGTTTTGGAATTTATCAAACGTCAATTTGTAATGATTTTTACCTTTTATTAACAACTTATTAACAAGCTTATGCCTTAATAATTTGGCTGTGGAGTATTGGACTTGACGTAAAGTAAGACCTGTTAGTTGAACTAATCGCCTGTTCGTTGGGTATACTTCTTTTTTTTTAAAGTTGTAATGATCTAATATCCAGTAAGCGACTTTAATATCGGCTATACTAAAAGTTTTATTGTTTAAGATCTTTCCAACAAGTTTCCACTTTTCAAGCATTCATTCTCCGCAGCTTTAAGGCAATCGTCAATATAACCTTGCCAAAAAATCCCAGTTTCTCTAACAATTTCGGAGTAATGCGTTCCTTTATTACGAATGTATGTTCGTGCTAATTGTTCAGCACTTTCTTTTTCTTTTTTAGTTTTTAATAATTGTTTGGCTTTCAAAGTGTTCTCCTTCTTCACTGATGTTAACCTGGACTCGGAATAAAATACAACCTTCAGGAATATAAATCTCTGTTCCTCTTTCGGTGCAATCCTCGTCTGTATCTTTGCTACAAAACAAAACCCACTCCGAAGGATCGTTTGGATTTTTTTCCATCCAACCAACATTTATATTAATAGCTGCTTTGCCATCCCAATTGGTTTTCCAAACCCCATCGCCTTCTCGAGGATCTTTCCATATAACAAAATAACAATCTTTAGAAAATTTTTTTGCGGTGTCCAAAAAATTCATAAAAATTATTTATCATAAAAAAAAATAATCAAAAATACTTATCCATAATTCTTTCCCCAACACTTTCACATCTATTTCACATTGTTTTCACTTTTTATTTTATTTCATATTAATTTTTACTTTTTTTATAATTTTTTTCATAATAATAAATGCCTAAGATGGCTGTAACCAAAAAAGAAACAAGTATAGCTAAACCAATTCCAAGTTATTTTTTAGATAAAGGTATTGAACATTTTTCACCATCACAAGCAAGTAAACCTCTTGACGTATGGATTTATCAATATTTGCATTGTAACAAACAAAAAAGGAATAATTTTAAAAAAAGTTCAAAAATGCGTTGTGGAACACTCGCAGGTGATAGTGTTGCTGCTGATATTTCAGGGAGTGTTAGACCTCTCTTTTTTTACGATAACTACAAAGAGTGGAATGATTTTAAAGATCAAAAGCAATGGGAAAATGATAAAGAAAATATAAATGCTACAATCGAGCAAATATTTTTAGGATTAAAAGAAGTTGGAGTTAAATGGGAAGATAAAAGAACGAAGATAGTATTTGAATACCCTGTAAGCTATGAAGATGAACGATTAGAAATACCTATAATTGGTTACACAGATATACAAACACCAACATTGCTTGTAGAGTTAAAAACAACTTGGACATCAAGTAGAATTGTTGGCAAGAAAAAAGATTGGACACCAGAAAAAGGATGGACTTACGGTTATAAAAAACTTCCTGAAAAACCTTATGAAAGTCATTTGCAACAAGCATCTTTTTATTATCACGCAACAAAAATACCAACAGTTATAATACAAGCCAACGCAGAAGATTTTGCTCCTTTTTATGTAAAAGATTATGATTATAAAACAGCTTACAACAACTTAATTATTAGCTGCATGAAAAAACAAGAAGCAGCCAAATTAAAAAATCCATTTAAAATTATTGAGCCACAATTTGAAGATTACAACGGACTTAAATTTTGGTGGGATATAGGAGAAAAATATTTAAACGAAGCAAAGGAGTTATATGGCTACTGAAACTGCCGACAATAATAAATTAGAAAAAGCAATTGAGGAGTTAAAAAAAATTCCTAACAAAAAAGAATATAAAGTAGAAATTCGTGGAAAATGGTATGCAACAGTAAATTCAAGAAATCATATATTTAGAAAAAATTTTGGATTAGATGTTAGTTATCATTCTTCTTACGAATTAACTGAGCCAAAAGTTTTTAGTTACAAAAATAACAAAGGTCAATTAATTGAAAAATTTATACCTGGATCAGTAATTGTAAAAACAGAAATATTTTATAAAAATAAATTTTTAGCTTGTGGACTAGCACAAGAATTTAGAGATTCAAATCCTGTAAATACAACAAGTGCAATGGAAAATTGTCAAACGTCATCACTTGGTAGAGCATTAGCAATGCTTGATTTAACAGGCACGGAATTTGCGTCTGCGGATGAGATGCAAATAATGGAGAACAACAAAGGGGTTGTTGACTCCACTAACAATAACGATGCGAGTGATACTTCGGAGGAGAATAAAAATCAT